GGCTCAGGGGAAAAGCATAAGCAAGGAAATGGCAGATGGCATAATTGCTGAAAGCAAAAGGATGAAGGAGCAGGCGGTTAAAGCTATAAATGAGCAGTATCAGGAGACAGTTGATAAGCTCGGCTATCTTAGAGACACAGCAGGGATGATTACGAACGAACAGTATACCAAAATGCTAGAGATAGAGACAAAACGCAAGAACGACCAAATAGCTAATCAGGAAGAGCTGAATAAACAGGTAGAGCAGAAAATAAGAGAGCTACAGAGCAGCGGCGTAACTGTAACTGAAGAAATGAGGCAGCAAATAGTCCAAACGGTACAAGCGCAGAGGGATGGAGTAATTATGGCTGTTTCTGAGCAGAAAGACAAGGCAGCTGCGGTTATAGCAATGCTTAAGGCTGAGTCTGGGCAGATAACTGCAGAGATGGCATCAGAGGCGATAAAAAACAGCTTGCAGCAAAGAGATGAAACTATCAAGAACGCAAACGAACAATACCAGCAAACGGTAGAGGCAATTATGGCTATGAGTGATGAGGCAATAGCTACAACTGGCTATACTAGGGATGAGCTTATAAACAACGCTAAGCTGCAGCGTGATAGGACTGTTGAAGCTGCAACGTTAATGCACGAAGAAACTGTTAGAGAGATATCAGAAATGGCTGGAGAAAGTATCAAAGAGGTAAACCTTTCTACAGGCGAAATATTGTCATCTTGGGACAAGTTAATACTGCAAGGCAAACAAAACTGGGGAGAGTTTTCTGGCTTCTTTGTAAGATTGTGGCAGGGTATATCAGCTGGAGCAACCTCAGCATGGCAAGGAATAAGCACGTTTTTGAGTGGCACGTGGACAGGAATTAAAAACACAGCAGCGAGCATGTGGCAATCAATTAGCGACACGATAACTGGTAGTGTTCGGTCTCTGAAGGACACCCTGTCAACTCTTTGGTCGGGCATATCGCTAAGCTTGACGTCCGCTTGGGATGGGCTTGTTGACTCTGCAAGACGAATATTCTCCAATATCGCGCGTACAATTGTGAACGCTTTTAAGAATATCCACATTCCGCTTCCTCACTTTTCTTTTGGATCTAAGCAGGTAAGCGTTGCAGGTATAACGCTCACAATCCCAGATATTAGTGTTAGCTGGTATAAGAGTGGAGGTATATTTACCCAGCCTAGCTTGGTAGGTGTTGGAGAAGCAGGACCTGAAGCAGTGTTGCCATTGAACGACGCAACGTTTGGAAGCTTAGCGGAAGAGATAGCAGCAAGAATGTCAAATGGTGGCTACGCAGGAGGTAGCTTCACAATAACTGTACCTGTGTACTTGGACGGTAGAGAAATAGCGCGTGTAACGACTCCCTACGTAAACGAATACTTAGGGAAGAGTTATAGGAGTGATGCTCGTGGTGGAGGTGTGCTATAGTGGCTGGCGGGTTTAAGCTTGGAGGTATAGACGCTTCCGACTTCGGAATACGGCTATTGCAGGGGACTGAGATAAACATACTTCCAGAAACGCGAGACATGATTGGGACTATCCCGGGAATGCATGGGGCTTATGACTTTGGCGCTGTTATGGATGTAAGAAACTTTGAGCTCAAGTGTGCGATGATTGGAGCGCGCTCTCCTGAAGAATTGCAGCAGAGGATACGCAGGTTTGTACAGCATCTGGTGGATGCGAATGGGCACCCAAGAACATTGACTTTAGTCTTTGACGAAGAGCCTGATAAGACATACTACGTAAGGTACTCAGGTAATCTGCCACTTGAGCAAATAGTGAATATAGGAACATTCACGCTTCCATTAACTGCGTTTGACCCGCACGCATATGGAAGCGAGCAGGAAGTGGAGCAAATAATAACAACGTCCTTGTCAACGATACGGATAACGTCGCAGGGAAACGTAGCAACGTATCCGGTAATTGTGGTAAGCAATGAGGGTAATAATACGGTGCAAGGCTTCAAGGTTAGGTTTTTTAGGAATGTGTGAGGTGATAGAATGAACATATCAGAGAACATGCCCTGTCAAGCGAGGATTGCGATTAAGATAATAAGAAAAGATGGAAGCATTGAATATATAGAGAATAGCAAAATAGTTAGCTGTAAAGAAGAATATCCGAATGTAAGGAGGGTTAATAATGCCAGCAATTATAACAAATAAAGGTAAAGAGATAGCTGCAAGGAGACTTAGGGGAGAGCTAAGCGAACCTAAATATGTAGCTTGGGGCACTGATGGAGGCACAGCGCTAACACTTGCAGCTACGAATACAAACTTGGGAGCACCAGCTCCTGAGGCGAGAGCTGTAGGGATAAGCACAATCGTAACTACTTCTACAGCTAATGATACATGCAGAGTATTAGGCACGCTTACAGCTAATGGGGCAAAGACTATAAGAGAAGTTGGGCTGTTTGATGCAGCCACTGGTGGAAACCTATTTATGAGAGCTACGTTTGACCCTATTGTATTAGAGAGCGGAGACAGCATACAGTTTACCATAGACGTACAATTTAGAGGGGCATAAAAGAGGTGGTTTGGGATGCCAAGACTTAAAAGCACAAACTTTGCAGTTACACAGCTGGCAGCAAATATGACTGCTACAGATAAGACTTTTACGGTAACTGATGCTAGTAAGTTCCCGAACACTGGGCCGTTCGTTGTGCTGATTTATAACACTACTGGGAGTACGCTGGTACGTGAGATTGTGGAAGTTGGAAGTATCGATAAGACTACGAATACCTTTGGCAATGTCCTACGTGGTATAGAAGGAACAACTAAAGCCGCGCATTCAGCAGGTGACAACGTTGAGCTTGTATGGACTTCAGGGAGTTACCAGAGGTTAGCAGATGAGGACTATACAGACATTTTAGACAAAAAGATACAGCTTGTGGCAGACGAGCCATTCTCGTTTTCTGGAACGTTAACAGCAAATGGATGGACAGGAACGAGTGCACCTTTCATACAGACAGTTACGGTGTTTGGACTTTCTGGTATCGGTAGTATGCCGACAGTTGACGTTGTTCTTTCTGCAAACTGGGAGACAGCTGTATCAGAGAGAGATTCGTGGTCGCATATTAAAAAAATAGATTTTGCTGACAACAGTCTAACATTTTACTCAGATACAAAACCTACAATACAGCTTACATTCAGTGGAGTTCAAGCAGTACGTAGAGCAAGGATAAGAAATGTGTGGATTGTTGGAGCCAATGCGCCTGCTAGTGCAGCAAGGGTAACCTCTCAGCTTTATAACGGTAGGATATACTGCCCACAGAGTGGCGGCACAGCTATGCACATATATGACATCGCGTCAGATACTTGGATTGTTGGAGCCAATGCGCCTGCTAGTGCATTAAGGTTTACCTCTCAGCTTTATAACGGTAGGATATACTGTCCACAGAGTGACGGTACAGCTATGCACATATATGACATCGCGTCAGATACTTGGATTGTTGGAGCCAATGCGCCTGCTAGTGCATCAAGGTATACCTCCCAGTTGTATAACGGTAGGATATACTGCCCACAGAATGACGGTACAGCTATGCACACATATGACATCGCGTCAGATACTTGGATTGTTGGAGCCAATGCGCCTGCTAGTGCAGCAAGGGTAACCTCTCAGCTTTATAACGGTAGGATATACTGCCCACAGAGTGGCGGTACAGCTATGCACATATATGACATCGCGTCAGATACTTGGATTGTTGGAGCCAATGCGCCTGCTAGTGCATTAAGGTATACCTCCCAGTTGTATAACGGTAGGATATACTGCCCACAGAATGACGGTACAGCTATGCACATATATGACATCGCGTCAGATACTTGGATTGTTGGAGCCAATGCATTAATATGGATGTCCCAATCGACATCTGCCCTTTACAAAGATAAGTTATACGTGACGAGCTGGGATACCTTACAGGTATACGACATTTCTTCTAATTCATGGATATTAGGAGCAGCCCCAACCCAAGCGTATAGACGCACCTCTCAGCTTTATAACGGCAAGATATACTGTATACGGGACAATGACGCAATACTTGATATTTACGGATAAAGGACTTTAGAATTGTACGGACAGCAATTAGGAACGTGCTATTTTGGAAAAAGGTATCAAGTGCAGCAAGTAGCTTCTGTATTGGCTCCTTATATCTGTAATGCTCAGGTTTCTGCCTTAGGTGTTGTTCCTGTATCCCTAGTTGTAGGTTTTGATGCTATTGTCCTTAATACATCCGTTTATACGGTAAAAAACGGAAACCCGCAAGTGTTTGGACTACTACCGTTTGGGAGTAAGTATCCAATGCAGCGAGGCACGAATACTGTGGTAGAAGCTATAGAGCAAAGTTCAGTATGTCCACTAGAAGTTATTCCTATTGCGGTATTAGTCACTATCGATAATGGAGTTCTTCTTAAGAAGGCGAAGTCATTTGAGTTTGAATTTATTGGAGAGTTTAAGTCGGGCGACGTAATAGTAATTGACTCTAAGCGAATGATTGTAACACTCAACGGTGAAAATGCTTTACACTTAGTCGGAAAAGATGAGTTCCCAGAGATAATGCCAGAGGGAAACGAGTTCCTGTATTCAGATATTAGCGGAACGAGAGTTGTAAGAATACGTGTAAAATGGCAGGATAGGTGGCTATGATGAAAGCACCAGTAATAATATACGACCTAAACATGAATAGAGTAGCATATCTAGAGAATGCCTTTAATGTAGGGTATGAGAAGATTTATAACTCACTTTGGAAAGCTTCTTTTACTTTACCGCTTGACGACCCCAAAAATAGTTACTGCAAACCATTCTGGTATGCTGAAATATATGATGGTAACGATAAGATAGGACTATTTAGAATAGTACCGTCATCTGCAAGACATAATACTAGTGAGAAGAGTATTACATATGAGTTAGAGCATGTACTGGCTACTTTGCTCGATAGTGTAATGTTCGGATATCACGAGATTGGCGGCCTTGGAACTTATACAAGAGAGGTTTTGGAGTATATCCTATCGTTTCAGAAGAAAGTAAACTGGCAACTTGGCGATGTAGAATTTTCAAGACAATTCCTTTACAAGTGGGAGAATGAAAACCTTTACTCGGCTCTTCTATCCGTTCCGGCTCCGTTCCATGAAGAGTATGCGTGGACGTGGGATACGGAAAGTTATCCGTGGACGCTGAACCTGAAGAAAGCAGATAATTCATACGGACCGCAGATACGATACCGCAGGAATATGGAAGGCGTAGAGGTTGAGGAAGACCCTACTAACCTATTTACGCGAATATACCCCCTAGGGTATGGGGAAGGTATTAACCAGCTTACTATTGAGAAGGTTAACCCAACGGGAAAACCCTATATCGACGCAGACACTATTGAGCAGTTTGGAGTTATTGAGCGCATCTGGGTGGATAAACGGTATGAGAACCCAGAGTCTCTGTATAACTCAGCGAAGGCTCTGCTTGAACAGAACAAGATGCCTCGGATAAGTGTGTCGGTTTCAGCTCTTGACCTTCACCGAATTACGGCAGACCCGCTAGACAAGTTCGCTTTAGGTAAATTAGTGAGAGTACACGACGAAGAGCTAGACCTAGACTACACGAGCAGAGTGATAGAGATAAAAAAGCAGGACGTTACTGGAGACCCGGGTAATATAGAAATAACAATTGCGGCACCGAAGTATTCGATGACTTCTACAGTGACTGACTTAGCTGACCGTACACGGGTGGCTGAGGTGTATTCTCAAGGCGCAACGAGTTTGGATAGCTATGTGCTCACAGATAACTGCGACCCTGAACATCCAGCACACTTTAAGTTTCATATCTCACCAGATGTAATAAATGTAAACAGAGCACTTTTGAACTATGATGTAGAAGCTTTTAGAGCATACTCTAAGGCTATTGAGGGCGGAGGAGCTATCATCGCAACTACGGCTGCTGGCGGCGGTTATGCTGATACTACTTTGGCAGGTGGTGGGTACTCCGATACAACAGCAGCAGGAGGAGCATATACTTCTACAACGGCAGATGGTGGAGGCCGTACAGAAACGACTTCATCTGGAGGCAGTTACTCCTCTACTACAGCAGCAGGTGGAGCTCATACGGACACTACAGCTTCAGGAGGCGGCACCTCAACCACAACAGCATCAGGTGGCAGTTATTCAGCTACAACGGCTGCTGGCGGCGGTTACGCTTATACAACCGAAGATGGAGGAGATGCTGTAATTGTTACTCCTGAAAGTGGGGGCCATACCAGCTCAACATCTAAGGACACAGTTACCATCGCAAGTACGAGTGCGACATTAGTCGAAACTGGGCCTGGAGATAATGTCGATGATCACACACACTTGGTTGTAATTCCTAGCCATACGCACACTGCATCAACATCAGGACATACACATGAAGTATACGACCATGCACACGTAGTAGTCATTTCAAGTCACTCACATGTGGTTCAGCTCTCTGACCATACACACAATATAAGTATCCCTTCGCACACGCATAACGTGAGTGTACCGAACCATACACACGCAATACAGATACCTGACCATACACACGACATCAGTATCCCTAGCCACACGCATAGCGTACAAATACCCGATCATACACACGATATGAGCATCCCAGACCACGTGCATGGTGTAAATATCCCTGAGCACATACATGGAGTAGATATCCCCGACCATACACACGACATCGTGCTTCCAAACCACGTACACAACATAGAATATGGGATTTACGAAGGCCCTACACCAACAGCTGTTACAGTTAAGGTAGATGGAAACGTTATTCCGAATGCTGGACTGAGTGAAACTGAACTCGATATCCTACAGTTTATGAAAAAAGATAACTACGGTAAAATAGAAAGAGGATGGCACGAGCTGGAGATTATACCAAACGACTTAGGTAGAGTACAGGCCACATTACACCTGCAAGTATTTGTGCAGAGTAGAGGGGAGGCTACATTATGAGCAGCAGGGAGAATATAACAAAGTGTGAAGTATTCAAAGAAGATGGACGCATTATAAGTAGGCAGATTGTAGATACCGTATTAGCTGATGAAAAGGACATAGACAGAATGATAGAAGAATTAGATAGGCAAATAGCAATTTTCGAGAACACACTAAATGATGTACAGAAAACTATTAAACAACTACAGGGGCAACGGCGAGTGCTTATCGCATTTAAGAACGAGCAAGAAAAAACGATAGGGAGCTAAAACATGAGCGAAAACTGGTATGATAACAAAGCCCTGTTTGAGAAGATAGACACACTCGATAGTAAAATTGACAGTCTTAGAACGGACTTAGAAACTACTAGGGCGATGATACGAGACTATAACAACCTGAGGCAGAAGGTTGAGGATACAGCTTCCAAACTCAATACGCTTATGTGGCTCGTACCTGTTTTAATTGCGGGATTGGGATTAGTATTTACGTTCATAAACATATTTATATTTAGGTGAAGTACAATGCGGTTTTCAAAAGTAATAGTTACGTTGGTTATAGGGCTGAACGTACTTTTTACCGTTGCAGCTTTATACGTATTCGTGAAAGTAGGCAGCGAACCGACAGCGTTGATTGCTTCGTGGTTCGCATTTACAACTGGCGAGCTCTGGGCACTAGCAGGTATAAAGAGGAAGGAAATACACGTTGGAAATAGTGGTAACGAAAATAATGAGTAGGAGGTGGAACAGATGAATGATTTTTTTACTTTGGAAGCGTTGGCAACGTTCGCTGGGATTACTGCGGTAACGTCCCTGATTGTACAATTTACCAAGGGACTAGTGAAGAAGCAGTTCGACGACTATGTAGTACGGATTTATGCTTTCATAGTGGCGCTGGTACTGAATTTTATTTTTGCATCAGCGGGCAGTGGGATACAAGGAGTAGCATTAACAGTTTTGAATTCAGCACTTGTTACACTCACAGCAATGGGTGGGTACGAAGCTTTTACTGACCCATTCGCTAAAAAAGGAATGACTCAAACCGGTACTAAGGGCATGTTATAATAACAGTAACCGCACGCTTCCCTCATTATAAGGCGGCTGGGGCTACCCTTCCCCCCAGCCGTTTCTTTTTATCAGGCGTGTATTTTGCACGCAGAGCATAACACGTATGTATATCTTCACACTTAACGTCAAAACGCAATCCTGAAGAAATTTACCCTTGAAAATGCTACATTCAGCATGGTACTTTCGGCTGCTTTCTTACTTAAAAACGCTTTTTCTGCTCGCAGTACAAAAAACTGTGACCCAGTGTTCACACTATTGACAAAATATGTTAATGTGGTATATACTAAAAGTAACACATAGAAAGGAGTGAGGCAGAAGTGTTAAAGCGGTGCACAGTAGTATTAGATGAAATGTTGTTCAGGGCAGCGAAGGCGAAGGTTGCGAAGGAAGGTAAAACGATGAAGCAGGTTATCAGTGAGTTCCTAGCAGAGTACGCGAAGGATGAGTTAGAAGAACTAGAAACTTTGGAGCAGATTAAAAAGGAAAGGCCTGCTTAATTAAAAAGGCCTCCCCAGGGCGGGGAGGCTCACAAGGAGGTGAAGAGAAACGCGAACGGTATTTCGCATTGAGGAGGGTGAGCTATCATCCTCTGTTGGTATTATAACACGAATAAGGAGGGAAGCACAATGGAGAATGTAAACAAAAACATGTCTATTGTAGAGAGTATCAACGTGAACGAAGCAGTGCAAGTAATGAATAAGATCAACCAGTTCCAGCAGGTAATTAAGTCGCAGCTTCGGCCTAAAGTGGACTTTGGCATTATACCTGGTACTGATAAACCAACATTACTGAAACCCGGTGCAGAAAAAATACTTATGCTCCTGGGTGTAACTTCTACGTACGAGCTCCTAGAACGCGTTCAGGACTACGACCAGGGTTTCTTTGCCTATACAGTTAAATGCGAGCTATCAAAGGATGGGATCATTATCACCGAAGGGCTGGGACATTGTAACAGCAGAGAACGGAAGTTTATGTCGCAGAAGGTCGACCCTTACACGATCGCTAATACATGCCTAAAAATGGCAAAGAAACGTGCACAGGTGGATGCAGTACTTACGTTGGCAAGCCTTTCTGACGTGTTCACGCAGGATATTGAAGATATGGATATACCTATACCTGAGCCAAGAGC